ATTAAGTTCAATTACTTCATTCCATTTTGTATTTTCTACATAATGTATAACTTTTGCTTTTACCATTGGACTGCCATAACTTAATACTCCGTGCAATTTACCATCTAAAAAGCAACCAAAGTGTAAAGTGCTATTTGGAACTACCTTTCCAGAATAATGGTTTAATTTAACAAACTCATTAGCTACTTTGCTTGGTATTACCTTGACTAAGATTTCTTTTGCTCTGCCCATTGCATTATTATTAAGTATAAAGCGTTACCATTAGAATTTTCGTTACCCATTGTTTCAACGTATTTGTATTCCTCTGTACGCTTAATTTCTTCAATAGCATTTTTTAATTGTGTAGCCTGTTCATCTGCTAAAGTAAATGTCATTTGCTGGAAAGGTGATTTGTCACCATCTGGCAAAGTAAAACCTTCGCCCAAATCATCTACATTGCTAAAGCCTATAATGTCTAATCCCCACTCCTCTAATTCTTCGGTTTCCCAATTATTAGCAAGGTCGCTCCAATCCCACTCACCATAACCTACATTGTCCTTAACGATAAACTCCTTCTTTTGTTCTTCGGTTAGTTCTTTAGCTTGTTTTACAGGTACATCCGAAAGTCCAGCTTCAATACAAGCCTTAAGCCTCATATTACCACCTAAAACTATATTGTTCTCATCTATTACTATTGGTCTAAGTTCAAGCATTTGTGGGAAGTCTTGAATTGACTTTACCAGCTTCTTAAACTTGTCATCTTTAATAATTCTTGGATTGTTAGGGTTCGGTTTAATTTCGTGGATGTTCATATTAGTCTTTTTGTTTTTCTACTTCTATTTGCCAATATTGATATGCAATTAATTGTTCAGCATTAATATCTGGGTCAATAGGAGATTTTTGTATATAATCTTCAGCTAATTGACATCTTAATTTCCAATAAAACTTTTCTTCTATTAAATCATTTATAGCCTTAGATAAGTCTAATCTACTTTGTTCAAATTTTTCCATATTATCGGTTTTTTGTTGGAGTTCGTATTGATATTATGCTATCTACTTTCTTTTCTAAATTGTCATACCCAACCCATTTTCCGCACTTAGTACATTCAAATTGAGTTTCTTTTATCTTACCGAACCAAAGATATCCTTCGGTAACTGTACCGCATTTACAGGTATATAGCTTCTTTCCGTAAGTATCTTTCATTATCTGCCTTGTCTGTTATATGGTTTAACTGGTTTATCTTTAGGACCAGATGTCTTTTTGTACTTGCCACACTTTCTTTTGCCAAATGATACTTTGTTATTGCTGCTTACTTTCGCCATATTTATTTATTAAATCTGCCATAAAATCAAATCTTTGTTCTTGTGTTTCGCCAAATACATAGTGCGTAGTACCATCAATGTCAAAAACATAACAAGGATAACCTGCTATTTCTTGCTCTTTGCACGTTTCAAATATGTTACTTATATTTGTCAATTAATTCGTTTAATTCAGTTCTTGTCCATTTCTTTAGCCTATTATTTACCGCTTCAAACTCTAACTCCTTAACCGCTTTTTCCCCAATCCTTTCTACAAGTCCTATTCGGTACATTGCTTGGTTGCCGTGTTTATACATATTGCACCCAGCACATTGCAAGTGGATGTTCCATTCGTTAAACCTTAAAGCCGAATACCCTTTAACAGTAAAGTAGTGTCCAGCTTGATTACCATTGTAGCTTCCGCAACTAATACAAGGCAATCCTTCATCTCGTTTCCTTATGTACGCATTTACTACCTTTTGGGTCTTTTCTAACAACTTGGGTAAAGGTATTAATGGCATAAAGCAAAATTAGGGTTACTTTTTCAATCTAACAACACAAAGTCGGTCATTATGCTTGTATCGTTTTTTGTTAATTGGATTCATATAGGTCATAATCGTTTTGTAATCAGTATGTAAAAACCTAACTGCTTTTGCTATTGATCTAAATTCTATCTCCTCTTTTGTATCTAAGTAAATCAATCTTACCTCAATGTTATTGTCTATTCCTGTCATCGGTTTATCAGTTTGTAATAAAGTTGTTTTAATAGTTCCCAAATAGCTATGATTATAAATATTTTAAGCATAATCTTTTTATTTCAAAATATAGATGTGCGGTTATATAAATTAAAGAAGCCAAAGGAACTGATATCAGCATAAACTTTAGCAGTTCATAAATAAATGTTAATTGTTTCATAATTGGTTTTGTAAAAATAGGTACAAAGTGTAACGTTTGCACTCGTTTTTGATAAATATTTCGTTATTTAATTTCTCTAAGTCTTTAGGTGTTTTAGCCGTTACCTTGTAATGTGCTATTATCTTTTTCTTTATTTGATCTGCCTTCTCTGGACTTAGATTCTCCTTGTTTAGTTCCTTTCGTTTCCATAGTACATCAAAAGCCATTGTATTTAGCAACTCCCATCCTCTTTTTGCCGACTTATTCCAGTTTTCGTATAATGCCTCAATAATTTCATCATCTTGGATTTTAGGTATCTCTACTGGTTGCGGTTCTACATAGGTTTTTTGTCTTACTTGCAAAGCTATCGGCTTATAAGCTGCCATCACATCCCCAAAGAATTTAGGTGTAAACATAATTGCTTTGTCAACTGATAATTTCCCCATTGCGTAAAGTTCAAAAGCTACTCCAAGTTCCTTTAGTTTAAAGTTTCCATAGTTTTTAATTACAAATTCGCAAAGGAATTGAAATAGCTCTATTGTAGGTGTTTGACATCCGCTTAAAGCAATACAGGTTTTTAAATGCTCTTTTACCTCAATAGGTGAGCATCTGCTAACACTCATTGTATCTAAAGCAACCACAACTTTTAATTCATCTGGTTCAAGTTTGTTATAGACTTCTAAGTGCATTAGCCTCTCGTTCTGCGTAAGAGAGTTTATGGATTGGGGTAATACTTCGGTTAATAATTTCATCATTCCAAGATTTGTTGTTTAAAAATGTTTCTGGGTTTTTACGGAATTGTTTGTCTGGTACTGATTGCTTGTAAAGGTCAATATAATTCATTGCATTTTGCCTTTCTATATCGGTTAATTTATTCCACTTCTTTTTTAACTTTTGCTTATCCCCTACCTTTTTATCATAATCATTCCAAAACCATTCAAAATCTATATTTATATTTTCATTTATAGTTATAGTTCTATTTTCAGTTTCAGTTTCCATATGCTTAGCATATGCTTCGCTAGTGCTTTCTTTTTTAGGTGATTTAGCGTTATTTCGCCTACTTTCACTAAATTTTTGCCTTCTAATGGTTTCATTAAACATTCTTTCGTTGTAGTATAGACCATCTTCAACTTTAAATTTATCCCAAATCTCATTGTCATATGCTTTACATATGCTTAGCATATCCTTTTCACTTAATTTGCCTTTTTGATGTTGTAAGCACAAAAGTCTAATGTATTTACCGACCTGTTCATTATCCATTGTGAAAGTGCCACTAAGAAAATCGCTTGTGTAAAATAACACCGCTGGGTCTTTAGCCATAAAAATAAAAAAGGCTCTCGGCATCCACCCCAGTAGGATTAGGGTTTCAGCTTTGAGCCAATAAGTTTGAGTTAGGATATCCTACATCCTTTGTACAAAGATAAACTAATTAACCGAATATTGTGCTACTTGCTTTTTATTTTTTAGCTTAACAATGGTAGTTTTTATGTTCATTCCATCATTCCTAAGATCAGCTATTCGTGCTGCTAATCTAAAGCAACCGAACTTGTTTAAAGCATCAATAGGGGTTAACTTTCTACCTTTATTTAGGTAGTTTGCGATTTGTTGGTTTTGGCTCATAGTTATAGGTTTTAAATTTGCGCTTTACGTTATCGCCCAACGAGGGGTTGTTTTAGAATGGTAAATCATCTTCGCTTTCCTGTTGGTTTACGGAAAATTCCTTTTTACCTGTTGGTGCGTTATAAGAAACTTGCTTACCTCTACCGCAGTAGTTTTTCTTTGCCTTTTCTGCTCGTTCTTCTGGACTTTGGTTATTCCATACTGTGTGCGTGTTTCCTTTGTCATCTGGTTGCTTTAAAAAGTCGGTAGCTACGTTTGCGTAGTGTTTGCCGTTTTTAGCTTCTTTCCAGTTAATTTCCTCTTTGCAAATGTTTAATACAATCATTGTTTTTAGTTTTCGTGTTTATTAATTTGATCTTGTTCTAATGCTATTTCGTTTTGTCTATCTTGTTCTAAATCATCCTCATCTTCTTCTTCCTCCCAATCGCAATGTTCTAAACAATCTGGACAAATTCCAATTTCATCCATATCGGTATATGCTCCGCAGCAAGTTGAATAAGGCATAGTTAATCGTTTAAATAGTTTTCAAATACTTCAAATTTATCAGCTAACATTTGATAAGGAACGTAATCCCTTTTAGGTTGCTCTAATAACTCTGGGAAATATTTTTGTTTATGTAGTTTAAGTTTATACTTAGCTAAATTTAATTGATGAATCATTTCACTTGCGTTTTGAGGATAGCTTGTATCTACTTTGTAATTCCAGAATTTAACTGCTTCTCTTAAATCCCATAATCTTGTTAATGGTGTCATAAAGTTTGTTTTTTCTTGGTAAATAATTTAGTTACTTCTTTGTCGGCTAATTCTTGATTCAATGTGTAAAGTTCAGCCAATTCGTTTGTGCTTATGCATAAGTCAATAGCTAACTCCAAGTCATCAAGATTATCGTGCGTTTTAATGTAAGCTGGTTTTTCATCACTTTGCGCCATTTCATCACCTGTATAAAGTCCGCTTAAATCTTGTGGGTAAGCCTTTCTTAAAGCTAATGCTTCTGCAACTTTACTAAGCATTGTATGTGGCATCTTAGCCCATAAACCCATTGGTTTGCCTTCGTTTGTTCTTTGGCAGTATTCATCCCAATAAGCTACTCCAACGGCTGCTTCATACCTTAAATCGCCGTGAAATCTAAATACTGATACCTTACAAGAAATTAACTTACCATCTTGTTCTACAAATACAGGTTCGCTTTGTCCACCATAGTTTCCGCTACGTTCAGCGATTACTCGGAAGCCATCAATGCTTGTTTGAATGGTCATTTTTTTAGACCATCCGTTTTGCGTTTTTACGTTTCTGTGGATGCAATAAATCTGCCTTGATAATGCATCAAGTCCTGTCCTTTGTGCTTGATAAAGAAATAGCTTTAGTTCATCAACTGTTGCCTCTGGAGCAATCTGTGATTTTACTAACTCTACTTGGTCTTTCGTGTACGAAAGTTGTGGCTTTTTAGCCAGTTGTTGTTCGTTCATATTGGTTGGTTTTAGAGTTTAAAATTAGGTACTTTGGTGTTAATAACCAAATTAAATAAGCACATTTAAGTTGAAAACATCCTTTTTTATGGTATCATCAAACTTATTTGACAATTGACCCCTAATCTTTTGGATTGAGTGCAAAACTGTTGTCCTATCCCTATTGAAGATTTGTGCTATTTCCTCGCCATTCAATTCGGTTTTTTCCTTAGTTAAGTACATAGTCATTTGCCTTGCCAAAGTAACCTCCTCGCCTCTATATTTGGACATCATTTGTCCATATTTAATTTGATAGTAATTACACACTTTTTCGGCTATTTCAACCGCATACTCCTTTTGTTGTTCTTTGTCCATTCTTGTTGTTTTTATGTTTAAATGTTTGTCTAATAAATCCTTTAATTGATTTATCTCTTGCTTTAGTTTTTTGTTCTTTTCTCGCAAAACCTCTATTTCAAGTTCTGCCATATATGATTTATGTACTTCTTTCATAGCTTATTAAGTTCTTTTTCTACCTCTAAATAAAATGCTGACCTACTATCTTCAAAAGGAATATAATCATATCGTAAATTTTCCTTTATTAATTCATTTACTAATATCAATGCACATTGTTTAGCTGCTTCTGGACCAATTTGTCTTTGATTATACATTTGATTATATAAATATTCTGCTTTTTGTTTTGCTTTCATATTAAAAGTGTAAAAGGTTTATTGGGAGCATAAAGTCCTCTGTTAAGGTATAAAGGTCCAGAATAAGGTAATGGTAACTTTTAAGGATTCTGCGCTGGATGTCATTCATCCTTGCAATCTTGATTAGTAAATCTTCTTCGCTAATCATTGTCCTTGTGTCATCAAGACCTCGCCTCCATTCTGCAAGGTCAGCCTCAAATAGATTTTGCCTCCCTTGTGCTTGTTTTAGCAGTTCCAGTAGGATTGTTGCTCTTTTGTGCAACTTTAGTTGTTTCTCTTGATAGATTAGTTTGCTCATATTGTTTTAGGATTTTATAAACCAACTTACTTAAAGTAATACCTTTTGAGTCGGCTTCGGTTTGTAGGTTAGTCTTGATTTGGTTGGTTACTAATGTTGTTATTAGGGTTTTCATAGATTTCTTTTATGCCTTCGGCTAATTCCTTACAGGCGGTTACTGTTTCTTTTACATAGCCACTTGGCATTGTCTTTAATTGTGTTTCTAATGTGTAAATAAGTGTTTCAATTGCGTTCATAAATTAGTTTTTATAGGTTTTGTTATAATAGTCCATACCACCTTCAAATTCAAATGATTCATCTCTTTTGCCATTCCATACGTTGATTTCGCCATTATCAAAAGCATTTCTTAAGTCAGCTTTTTCCATTGGCAAATACTTTTCTTCAATAGTTTTAGCTAATTGTTCTGGAAGGAATGTAAAGGTGTGAGCAGTTTTAATGTACTCTAATAGTAATTGCATTGGTGTTTTCATATGTTAGTCATTTGTTATATAGTTCATAAAATAGTATTTACATCCATCGCAATTTGGACTTGGATAAGCCTTTGCGTTATTATAGGCATCTTCAATTTGATTTCTTTCTTTAATTAAATTCCCTTCTGCTCGTTCTATTATTACTTCAATAACAGTTTTAGCTTGTGAGGATATATCTAATTTTAAATTAGACTTTAATTCATCAATAAGATGTTGCATTGCAGTTTTCATAGGTTAAATGTTTTGAAGGATTGCGGTAATTAAAAATGCCACGCATACAATAATAAATGCGTAAATCGGTTTGATGCTTTCGGCTTTGTAGCGTTCGTTTGCTTTCTCTTGTGGAGTTTTTAGTCTGTTCATATTGGTTGTTTTGGTTTAGGATTCAAAGATAGGGTAAAACCTTATAACTTTATCAAACAAAGCAATTATTTTAAATAAATGTGATGAACGGCAAATAATAAGGATAAATGGTATATAAGTCAAAAAGTAAAGTAATTGACTTACTTTATTGGGATATGTGTCAAGTTATAGGTTTACTTTGTCCAGTTTATTATATAAAAAACCACCCTAATAAGACTAAAAGGGTGGCTAAACCTAAGTTCTCCAATATGAAAGCCAAAGATATATAAAAAACCCCACCTTTTTAGGGGTGAGGAACTATGAACGAACAACTATTTAGAACCATCTTGCAATGGTGTATCGTTAGAATTATCAACCATTCGGTATCCTTGTTGCCAAAGAACCTTACATAAAGTTACACTTTTCTCAATAATTGCATCTTCATCATCCATTGGATTGAGTATATGTAAGCACTCGTGCAATAGGATTTCAAGCTGCTTCTTGCCTTTTAGCCGTGAGTCAATATAAACTACACCATCGCTTTCGGCAATGCCGTGAGCCTGTTCCCTACCTAATTTGCGATATATAATCTTAATCTTCATCTTTTAATAAAGCTAAATCTGGTCTGTCTATTTCTTTAAATATAAGTTTCTCACCACCTCTTATCTTACCTAAGGTTAACTTGATCTCTTGCTCTAAGTTGTGCAGTTCAATTAGTTTAGTAACTAACCATTGCTCTTGTTGTATTGGTGTCAATTTTGCAAAGTTTTTAGGGTATCTCATATTAGAAAATTTTGTTTTTATATATTCTTTTATTTTGTACCGAGTAGTAACCTTCAACATCTTTTTCTAATATCGCAAACCCTTGTGAGTAATTATCAACGTGCTTACAATATTCCACGTTAGGATGCATCAAATGTCCGGTAGTCCAGCAAGTAAATACTTCTTCATCAAATTGATTCTTGGTTGTGTAAGATTGTACTTGATGAACGTGAGAAGCTATTGCCGACTGCTTAACTCTATCATATAAAGTTTTAGCTGGGTTTACACCGCTACCCCTTCTAAATGTAGTATCTCCGTGAATGATAGGTAATTTGCCAAACTTAACGTGATCTATATTTTTTATAGGTATAATGTTAAAAGTATTTAGCATCAAGATTTCCTCAATATCAAACTTGCCGTTTAACCCTAATAATTCGGGTGCTTTTGTTCGCATATACCTTTCGTACCTAAATTCGTGATTCGCATCTAAGTTGTAGTAAATCGGTATTTGAGGGAATGATGCTCTTATAAATCCAAGCATCTCAATTATTGCCTCGTATTCCTCATCAAACTTTCTAACTCTTGGGTCTTTTTGGAAATCACTTAATTGGTAAAAGTCAACCAAATCCCCATTAATAAATAATGAATCAATCTTTTGTTCCTGTAAGTATTTAAAGCAAACCTCAATAGCTTTAGGGTCGTGGAATGGCACTTGAAGATCACTTATAAAACCCATCTTCTTAATTCCTATCGGCAAACAATAAACAACTTTTTCTTCTACCCAAGTAGGCGGTTGCACAAAGTTTGAAGCAGTACGTTTAAAATCTTCTATAAATTGTTTGTTAGTTCCTTTTACACTTTTAGTTTCGCCTGTCTTACCCCTATAATAACGTACCAAATAACGTACGTTCTCTTGATTGTCAAAGTGTGCAGATTGCTCCTTCATAATCAAAGAAGCTAAAGTATTAGACGGCATCCATTGAGGATATTTAGCTAAATAGTCCAAGACTATTTGACCACTCATTGTGGTTTTGCTTCCGCCTTTTTTTGTTGTTGCCATAGGTTTATTTTAGGTTAGTGAGTTTAGAATCAAATCTGCTTCCTCCTCCCTTCTTTTTACAAGTCCATCTAATCCTACATTTTCCCAGAGTCTTTTAGACCTTTCTATTTGGTCAGCTATGCCCTCGTAATCAGCTTTAGCCACAAGATTAACAATTGCCCTCATTTCCTTTCGCCTATCGCCATCTAACTTGTTTCCCCTGTTATAGATCATAGAAACCAAAGCACCTCTTGTGTCCTCGTTTAAAGTGTCAAGTTCTGGATAAATAGCCTTTGTCAAAGCATAGTATTTAGGTAGCGACTTATTAACGAATACATCATAGGCAAAATTGTATGGAATCCTAACTTGTAGTATTTCGCCACGCATCATTGATTTAACGGCTTCACCTTTTATCCCTACCACTTTCCTTAACGCATTAATAAAGTTTAAATTTAAGCCATCCCAGTCGCTAAAAAATTGCTTTTCGGTTACATAGCCAAGATCATAGCCAAGACCAATCGTACATCCAGAATCACCTCCTGCCCAAATAGGCTTTTGGTATCTTTTTTCGTACACGGCTCTACCTCCAACCTCGTGTTTAATAATCATTTCAATTGCCTTCTTGGATATCATATTACTTCATTTATAAAGTAAACTAATCCAATTACCCACAATACAAAACCAATTGCAAATGCTCTTTTTTCGTTGTTTTCCATTATTTACTGAATTTATCAATAGTTGTTAAACCTGCGAATGCCATACTCATATAAAAAACTAAATCGCCTAAATGGTCGCTTTTAGTAATTACAAAAGTTGTATAAAGACAAATAGCACCAATAAAAGCTAAAATCCTTTTGTGGCTCATTGCACCAACTTCATCACTAAACATTGAAATAATAAACTTTTTCATATTAAAACTTTTTATAGTATCCAAAAGAATATCCGTTCATTGTTGCCGTTGCCGTATATAAGGTGTTTTTAGCCGTTTTAATGGCAATTGAACCGCCAATACCAATTTGTCCGTTAGAGTGCTTTAAATCGCCTATAAACCCCAAATAAAGCTGATTCTTTGACTTTGGCTCTATTAATTTGGTAATTGTTATGGTTGGTAGGTTAAAATTGGCACTAAAACCTCTGCCTTGTATCTTGTTTTGTGAAATAGTGTCTTGAATGTATGCGTATCCAATAGAGTCTATGCGCATAGTATCGGAATAAACCTTTACTTGGTTGTAATCCTTAACGATTGTAATTGTGTCCTTAATCGTGTCTATTAGGTAAATAGTGTCTAAAATGACAAAAGGGATTGAATTTCCCTTTATAAACTTAGTAAAAGTTTTCTGTTGGTAAACTGTGTCAGTTATGATTACAGGTTCACTTTTGGTGTATCGTGCCTCACTTCCGATAAAAAAGATTAGAACCGCCGTTAATAGAACGATTACTACCTCTTTCATTACTTGAATCTTTTGGTAGCCTTAATGTAATATCTTGCTGCTAAAATACCAGAAACAATAGCAATCAAACTCGCTATAAGTGAAACTATGGGCTGCACATTTGCAACACTAATAAATGCGGATGTTCCGCTAACAATAGTTAATAAGTCCGATTGATTGCTATTATGTACCATTACGCTTCAGTTGATTCTTGTGGTGGATTTTGTTCTTGTGCAATTTTGCCTAAATAACCTAAAATTGGATTAGCAAACTTTGCTGGGATTTCCATTAAATAAGTTTCTAACTCCTTGATTTGATCTGCTGAAAGTTGTATCATAGTTTTAATTTTATATACAAATATAGTTAAATATTCAATTAAATTACTTCTTCAATAGCTTCTTCAACAATTGGTTCTGGTACTGGAGGTACAGGAGGTACATAATCACCTGTGATTGTAACATCAATTTGAGTTGCAACCCAATTGTAAGCATACTCATTTGTTGCCCAACCAATGTAATCTTCGCCAGTCATTGTTAAGTTACCTTGTTGTAATTGACTTTGAGTGTCGCTTAAAAGTGCATAGTAAAAAGTAGCTGCATTGTTTAAATTGTCATTAATACAATAAGCGTTAAGGATTGTTGCCGTTCCTAAGTTTAGTGGGAATACCACAGGTTCGATTGTTTTCATTTTATTTTATTTTAATATTGACTTGCAAAATCTCCGTGTGTTGGGCATCGATTAGTTGGAGTAACAACACCACTTGCAGTTGTTACAGATTCAATAAATGCAGCAGTAACTATTCTTGTATTATATTCTGTGGGTATTACACCATCAACTATGTAAGGATAGTAAAATGGTATGTTCCTTAAAGTTGCACCTGTTATTAATTGATTGTCTGCCGTTGTAGCCCAAGTTGATGCCATCTTAATTAATTTTTAATGATTTAATAAGTTCTTCTAATTGTGCAACCTTATCTTCTAAGTAAGCAATCTTTGCAGTATGCACTTGACTATAAGATAAGTTTAAAAATCCATCATCGCCTTCGCTAACTGCACTTGGTAATATTTCTTGTAAGTCTTGTGCGTAGTAACCTAATTCTTGTTTATTGTTTTTAACATACATCCTTGCAGCAACATTCTCTATTCCTTTTGGTTGTTCATAATCTTTAACAAGAATCTTTAATCTACTATCTGATGATTCAAAGAATGATGTGGCTGTTACACTACCAGACGATGTAACATTACCACTATCTGCAACCCTAAATCTATAAGTTCCCGAACCAAAATTATAGCAATCAATGTAGTAAAAACTATTATTTGTAGTGTTTCTATCTGCACCAAAGAATCCAATTGTTGCAGCAAAAGAAGCATTTGTATTTCTTGCTCCAAATGTGTTTCCAGCACCTCCGTTATTTACAAATAAATTTGCAGAAGCAGTTGTAGTACCTATTAATACATCACCCCCCGATGTGATTCTCATTTTTTCAGGAGAAGAATCATTAGTATGAAATCTAATATTTTTACCACTTGTAGAAACTAATAATAAATCATTTGAAGTATCTCCTAACCACCACCCACTATTTCCTATACCTCCTCCAATTGTACCGTTTTGTCTAAAATAAATTCCACCGCCACCTGTTGTAGATGAGTTATCTAAGTTTAATGTCATATAATTAGTTGCCCCTTTAAATCTAACATCTTTTGAAGCTAATACATCTAAAATATTTCCCCCATCAGTTGCCGTTCCAATAAGCACATTCCCCCCCGATGTGATTCTCATTGCCTCACCACTATCACCATTAATTCCAAAACGTATGTTACTTGAACCGTTATACCCTGTTTTTATATTTAAATCCGTATCACTTCCGTGTGTACCGCTATTAAAATATCCAACCCATCCTTTAAATTCATCTGCTGCTGTTCTATATCCAAGATGCGCATTTGAACCCTTTATACCAATTGTGCCATAACCACCAACACCTGTTGCAACTACTTGCAATGGTGCAGCAGGACTACTCGTTCCGATTCCAACGTTACCACTGCTCGTGATAACCATTTTTTGAGTTCCCCCTGCACCTATTTTTACAGCTGCTTGAGAATATAAAGCCATATCAGTTGTACCATCTCCAAATGCCCAACTGCCTGTACCAATACCACCTCTAAAAGTTGAAGATGTGATAACTCTAAAAATTTCACCATCATAAAAATTTGCCGTTACACTACTTGAGAATGTAGCAGCACCAGTGGAAGCTATGGTAAGTGCGTTTGTACTATTTTGACTATTAAATATTTTAAAATCTTCATTAGCACCATTTGGTACTGTTTGTATTTTCCATAAATCAACACCGCTACGATTAAACCTAATAGTTAAATTATTACTTGTTGAATTTTGTCTAATTGAAATAGCATCACTTGCCGATTGTAAAAATAAAGAACCTCCAGCATTAGCAAAAAATAAAGGTGCTTCAACTGTACCACTAAACGTAGCACTTGTACCACTTAAAGCACCAGTAAGTGTACCACCAGTTAAAGGTAGGTAAGCAGATAGGTTGCTTGTAAGGGCTAAAGTACCACTTGCGTTTGGAAAAGTAAAAGTTCTTATTATATTATCACTTAATCCACTTAAGTCTAATGCAGCAGTTTTTGGATTGCTTACAAATGTGGTTAAATATATACTATTATTAGTTGAATTTATACCTGTATAACCAATAGCAGTTGGTAAAGCAGAATTACTTTTTAACAATAATGTACCAGCGTTGCTTGCATTACCATCTAAAGCCAAGTTTTGAGTAAATGTCTTTGCACCTGTTATTGTTTGCGTTGTTCCTATTGTTACATAAGAACCTAAATCACTTGTCAATGCTATTGTACCACTTGCATCTGGGAATGTATAAAGTTTACTACTTACACTTGTTGGGAAGTTTAATATTGAAATACTACCATTAGATTCAGAAAAATTATATCTTGCAAATCCAGCAACAGTATTGTTATAACTAAAACCACCAAATCCAGCAGTTACACTAAGATAACCACCTGCACCTAAATCTTTTAAAATATAGCCTTGATTATTTGTAATAGCACTTGTAAATATTTTTGCTCCTGTAATAGTTTGATTAGTAGCCAAAGTTACATAACCGCTTAAATCGCTTGTCAATGCTATTGTACCACTTACTATTGGGAACTCATAATTATAAGCACCTGTTGTTGGTAAACTAAATACTGAAGAACCAGATACTGGGTATAAAAATTGTATTTGTTGCATACCACCTGTTGCGGTTGCACTTATTCCTACATATCCAGTTAAACGACCACTTGAACTTAATTCCTTTAAAAATATACCACTTTCAGCTTTTATTCCTGTACTAAATGTCTTACTACCACTAAACGTCTGCGTTCCTTCTAAAAGTGCTAAAGTACCAGTAATGTCTGGTAGAGTGTATGTTCTTGATGTATTTGTAGCCCAAGCAGAAAAATCAAAAGTAAATGTCTTTAAGTTACCAGCCGATATTGCTTGTGTAATACTTACATTACCTGCTACTGATGAAAGTACAGAATATCCATTTTCAAAAAGAGTTCCTGATGCTAATATTTTAAAATTATATCCTCCCTCTGTTGTAATTGACCCAGCTTTTAATCCATAAGTTCCTAAATTAACACTTGCAGTTGCTCCTGTATAAGGAACGTATGAACTTAAATCACTTGTTAAAGCAATAGTGCCTGTTGCATTTGGGAAAGTGTATGTATTAGATGTTGATGGTGTAAATTCTAAACTATTAGAATAAGGTGTTCCACTAATTAAACTTGTAATTATTAAAGTATTTTCAAAAGCATTTAAAGCGGTATATCCATTAGAAGAAGATATTACACCATTTTTTAATAAAACACCTTCTTCTCCTTTTATAGCATCATTAAATGTTTTAATTCCTTCAAATGATTGGCTTCCTATTGTTACTAAACCCCTATTTGTTGCACTTGCACTTGGTATGTTAAAAGTATGTGTATCGCCACTTGAAACGATATTAAAATCAGTTCCGCTTGTTCCTGTGGTTAGATATTGTGATTGGTCAGTTAAGTTATTTAAAGAAGTCAAACCATTTGAGAAAGTAGTAACTATTTGACAAAGTCTATTATCTTCTGTATAAAGAGTTACAGTCTTTGAAGCTACGTTTGCAAATACTCTAACCGCTAACCTATCCGTAACCGCCATAGCCGATAAAGGCATAGCCACACTTGTAAAGTAAGCATCAACTGTTGTTGTGTTTGTTAATTGCTCTGGAGTAGCTACGTTGGTTGCCAATAAAGTAAAAGTTGAACCATTGTACTTGTAAATCTCAACATAAAAAGAAGCCAATGCACCGCTTGATGCACTTACATTCATAAAGAACTCAACGTTCCAGTTACCACTCGGAATAGACACCACATCTGGGTCATTAGCATCCGTAATAAATTGAGCAATCAAACCATCACTTGAAGTTGAAAAGTTAGTTCCTGTACCTACTATTGCGTTCCTACTCATTTGGTAATAAGTAGAACCACCAAAAGTGCCTTGATTGACACTTCCGTTTAAATAATAAGAAACCGAGCTACCACCACCACTTGATGTAGGGAAAATAGCCAAAGTACCATCACCTCTTACATATTGATTTGCAGCACCATCTAAAGCGGTTATTACACCACTATTAGCCACTACTGGACCTTGTATATCCCTAATCTTTGCTTCGCCTGTAACTAAAATTTGACTCATTCTATATTTTTTTATTGTGCTAAAAGCCTAACATACTCCCCAGCTTCTAAAGGTCTACCGAAAGTAAGAACCCCAGTTGAGCTTATAAACTTAACATCATCACCTGTTGGAGTTCCTGTTGTTAAAATGTTTTGCGCATCCACACCACCTCTTGAAACGTACAAACAAGCATAACCGATTGTGTCCGCAAAAGTAATTGATGTTTCGCCACCACTTGCCGTGTAACCTTTTGTCTTAACAGGATTTGCACCTACTATAATCACACCGCTTGGGTCAACCTCCGTTCCTGTTGTATTGTATGCACCTGTACCTTGTAGGCTTACGTTATATGTAGCCACATCTCTAACAGGAGCATTTATTGCTAAACTTGATATATTACAAGTTCCGTTGATAATTGTCAAACCATCAACTCCATTATCCACTACAAACTTAATTTCTATTGGTTCTCTTGCTAACTGCTTTTCTAACATAAACAAATATGAAAAACCAGTCAAAGTAATCAACCCATCACAAGTAACATTCCAAGTAGCAACATCATTTTTATATTCTCTAAACCAAGCACTTGATTGGCTTGTTACCTCTTTTTGATCTACGTTTACATTAAACGTACAATTTGTACTACACGCAAAAGCGACATCAACCTCTGGGTCAACATCTGTTCTATGCCAATAAAGCATCACATTATTTCCTATTACTGCTCCCATATTACAAATTTAATCAATTATCCGAATGTTTCTAATATTTCACCTGCTCCGCTAATTCTATATGCTTGTGAGTAAGTATCTGTAACTAAAACTTTCCACCAAATATTTGCACCATTAAATCCAACTGTTAAGAACTCACTTTGATAGAAGAAATCCCCAACTGAAGGAACACCAATATCTGCTAAGTAAACAACGTTACCAGTTAAAGGCGCAGCGAGAGCAGCCTCCTTAGTTAAATAACCATTAGACCTAAAGTGTGAATATCCTGTAACCTCCGATGGCAAGTTATTACTATCGTAAATAGTAGTCATTGTTGTTTCTACATTCTCTGGATTGATGTCCAATAAAGTAGCCATTATTACATCATTTGGTAAATCCATTGTTGAATTACCTATTATGTAACTTTTATTTTGAACAGTTATTTGTGCTGGGTCAGTATCGGAAGCAGTAATTCTCATTGCACCGCTAAATCTTCCGTCGGTTGTTTCCATACCCATAAAAGAAGCATCCAAGTTAATAATGTTCTTATTTAAGCAGTTAGAATATTGCTTAACTACTAACTCACTTAAACTTCTATAAATGTCGGTAGGATATTCTTGTCTGTACCAATTCTTTAAGTTTAAACCTGTTGAATCGCTTAAAAATCCTCTATATGTAAAAAAGCCATCATTAACATCATTAAAGCCTAAAGCAAGGTCAATATCTAAAACATACTCATTTGAATCATTGATAAAACTTTCTGTTGTTACTTGCTTAAAATATGTTTCAACTACTAATTGAAAATTACTTGCTTCAATAGAACCAACAGTTGATTTCCAATAAGGAGCAGCATTATCACATAAAATAATTTCAATACTCAAATCGCCTCCTATTGGTAACAAAGGCATAACCAAATCTAAATTTACTTTAGGGTCGGTTGAACTAAATGGATAAAAATAATAATGGTCATTAAAACTTGTGTTTACCCATTGTTTATTGTTATCTAAAAATACCGAACTAACCCCATCATCAACTATTATTTTAAGAATAAATAAAGCATCTGGTCCACTTGCAGGAACTCCTAAACCTACCACATCCATAGTTAACTTTAGTACATCGCTTGTATTTACTTTAGGTAAATTTATAGGTCTAACTAATGCAGTATAAGGATTTGAAAGCGAATACTCCATAATAAAAGAATTGTATCTTCTATTTGGATATGGCTTTACATAAATTATTCCATCAACGAATCTTTCTTCTTCCCAAGAAAACGCATTGCCTTCTGTTGGACTTACAACTGTATAATTCTTTAAATCCCAGTTTGTAATGTAGTTATTTGGATATTCAACTATTTTGTCAAATCTAATCTTATTATATCCTTTTCTAATTAACTTAAATTGGCTATTATCTACAAAGTATAAACCACTTGTGTTTGATGTAAAACCTTCAATATTGCCTGTTGATTCATAAATTGCATCATCAAATACTGTTCCATCACTATTGTAAATAGTAACATAATAAGAATCTTGTGCAAATTGAGTTAAAGGAACTATGTAAAAGTTTCCTTTTGCTTGAAATAATCTTGAACTAACTGATCTTACAATCTTTGTTAATACTTCAAGACAATTTGTTGCAACTTGATTATCATTAATAAAAGTTGCATAATTTATATATGATTGACCTAATGTGTCCGCAGCTGGGTCATCCGTTCTATTATCCATTCCATCCGAATAAAAACTAACTCCGCTTACAATATCATATTCTAATGGATATTCTAAATTTAACAAAGCAGTCTTTATGTAAAATAAAGCCGTAAAAGTATCAACTAAAGTTGTATCATTGGCAATAAAAAAAGGTATTCTTTCTAATATACCTAATCCATCAATAGCATTAAAAGCTAATTGTTTTCTACCTGTTGAAAATACATACTGAACGTTTTCACTTAAAACCCATCCTTGCCAATCTAAATTTGCACCACTTAAAACTCTAACAAAATACTTTCTGTCATTTAATGTAGTAAAGTCTGGCATATCTTCTACATTATCAGTAACATCAATTGCCATACTTAATTGGCTAACATAAATAGGCTCAAAAGTATCATCACTTCTTGGTATGTATTGTATTTGTAAACTTATACAAGGATATTCTATTATTTCGCCATCGTAATCATCCTCATAAATATTAACTATACTTGTTACATCCGATTTAGTTGCTGCCGTTATTCTATATTTAATTTCGTATGCCATTAACCCCTAATTATATTTAGTGAAGAATTAGATCTTTGCATTGCTAAAACTAAATCTTGACCTCTTAATACAAATTGACCATTATTTCCCATACTATTACCATTCATTGCACCAGCATTAAATGAACCTTGCATTATATTTCCAAGTTTGCTTAAAGGCAATACTGCTTCACTTTCGCTTCCCTCACCAATCATTGCTAATGTTGGACCAGTTGCAACTCCACCAGCAGCCATCTTTGGTATGCCTAATATTTTAGTAAAAGCACCCATAAATGATACTCCACCACCAGCTGCGCCACCACTTATTAAAGATAAAATCCCAGCAAATATTGCAGCTTGAACAACCATTTCTGCCATTTGTCTTAATAATCTACTAAACATTTGTCCTAATGCTTCTCCAGCACTTGCACCTTGCTGCATAGCATCATACATACCAAACAAAGCACCTGTAACTGTTTGTGAAATTGTATTTGCAAATTGTTCATAGGATTTATTTAATTCTTCTAAATATTGTTGTTGTTTTTTAAAACTACCTTCAACATTCTTTTCAGTCATTTTAAGCCAACCAGTTTGCCATTTAGCAAAATCATTATGTAGCTTTTCTTGATCTTTAAAATATGTATCTTCTGGTGCTATTTCTTTTGGTGCAAGTAAGGTATTTGTTCTATTAGTCGCTTTAATTAAATCACTTGCTTGATTTAATGTTAATGTTTTATCTTTTTTAGGCTTTGCAGTAGTTGTACTTGCATCAGCAGTTCCAAAAGTATTAGTTAAAGATAATTGAAGCAAATTAGCTTCTTCATCATATTTTTTACGAAGATTCTTTAATAAATCAATTTGCCCTTGTAAACCTTCTTGAATTGCTAATTTACTTTCTGCTGCTTGAATACCAATTGAGGCAGCATTACCAAACATAGCAGTAAATGCAGTTCCAATTGAAGGTGTTAAAGGAGTTCCTTTTGATATTTCCAACTCCAACATTTTTTTAGCTGCTTGAGCAGATGCTTCTGCTGCAATAGCCTTTTTAAATGTCATATCAATATATGTAGGAGCATAATCAGTCAAAAACTTTTCAGCAGTAGCTAAATCATTTGTTTTTGCTATTGTATCTCCTAAAGTAGAATTAAACTCTTTTAAGAACTTATCTTTAGTAATTGAACCTTGTTGAAATAACTCAAAGCTATTTTTTAGCTTATCAATATCTGTGGTAGCTTTAACAAATGCACTTGAACTTTCTTTTATTAAATTGCTTTCAATTGTAAATGCTTCACCTAGTCCTTGCATCTTTTCGGTAATAAAATTACCTATATCATCACCAAATGCAACAACTAATGATGAAACAACACCTAAAGCAATACCAATACCTGCTGGACCTGTAAGACCTGCAACCATTGATTTTAAAGCACCACCAGCACCACCAGCATCTTTACTTAATCTTTGAAACGATTCTAATAAAGGGTTTAAGTTATTCGCAATACCTATAAATCCATAAGGAGCATCCTGTGCAACCCTTGATAAGTTTGTTAAGGCATTTGTAGCATCGGAAGCAGGTCTGCCAACTTTATTCATTTGTTGACCTAAAGTGCTAATTGTTGTATTAAGAGTCTTAATTGAATTATTCAAATAATTAATCTCACCAACATTAGTAGCTTTCTTTAAAGCAGCCTCAAATTGTTTTAATAGATTTTCAGCTTTTTGTAGTTGCGATTGTAAGTCAGTTACGTTTGCACCTATATTAATATTTAAATCTATATTTTCTGCCATCTTTATTAGTTTGCTCCGTACAATTTAAGTGTCCTTGCCAATTGTTCTTGTGTTATCATCACTCTTTCTTCATCAATATCAGCTTCATCTAATTCTGGAATACTCCAAAAAGCCTTCATACTTTTAGGTGTTTTCTCGGTAGTAGAACTTAAATATACAATATAGGCAAGGTTTCTTGTCCTTGCCCATTCGTTTAACTCATTTCTTTCCTTACCTAAAACGATAATGGAAAAGTCCTTCCAAGTCATATCCCAAAATTCATTTGGTCTTATTCCACACTCCGCAGCTTTAACTAAGACATCATCCCAGCTTAGCTTTGTTAGGCTTTTTTTTTTCTTCTTCCTTTTTTACACCTGTAATGGTGTGGACTGTACTTTCAACGATATATTTTAAATAGTCAATTATTTGACCTTCTTCGCTAAAAATAGAACCCACTTCATCAATCCATTCACAAGCATCATCAATGGTATATATTACTTCATCTTTTTTGCTTACACAAGCAGATTTGTAACCAATGTAAACAAGCTGGACTATAATGTCTAAACTTGTTTGAGCCGTTGCAAGAACTTTGAAGTACTCATCAATGCCGATATTGTTTTGTTTAGTAAACTCACGCATTGCCCAAGTACCCCACTTTAGGTGGATTGTGTTGTTGTTAGTTTTTAATTGGAACATAGTTTTTTTTATTTATTATACAGTTTCAGTTTGTGTGATAGGAGGTACACTTACAACAAAAGTTGCAGTAAATTTAACATCATCCTTATCAGCAGCATTAACATTAAAGTTGCTAATGAATACTAATTGACCAACACCACCATAAGTGATATCACCTGCTGTTGGAGTAGCTTTACCCATCTTAATTGCAAACAATGTTTGTGCAGCGTGAGCAGCATACAATTGTTGGTAGCTATCTTTAGAAGGAGTACCTGTTTCATCAATCGCAAAACCTTCACATTCAAAAGATTGGTTAAAAGATTGATTTGGAGTGTACTGGTCGCCACACTTAGAAGTTGCATCAATTGTTCCTAAAGTTGATGTCAAAGCATTAGAAGTCAAACAAGCAACAGGCTTGAATGTTCCATCATTGTTAATGTCAGCTAAGAGGATATAATCTCTACCGCTTACTTTTGTTTCTGCCATTTTATTTAATTTTAATTTTGAGTTATGATTATGTTATAAGTTATTAATACTCTAAAAACGTTATCTAAAGGGTTTAAGCCATCTAAGTTTCTTACACTTTCAACACTTAAACTTGATGCCGTAAATCCGTTTGCCAATGTAATATTGGTGTCCGAATTGATTGCAGTCAAGACTAAATCGCTTATAGTTTCAGCACGTTTATATCCAAAGTTAGCATTTTTTGTAATAATATCAACTATGATAGTAATTGTATTTGTATAACCTTCTTTGCCTTGATCTTGTGTTGATGTTCTGCCAGTTAAAACAATATACTCGTTACCTGCACCCTCTGGAGCAAAACCATCATAAACAACCAATGAAGTTGCACTTGTCAAATTGGTATAAAACCACTTTTTTATCTCAATATTAGGATTTAACATTCTTTAGCAATTTAGTTATTCTTTCAATTAATTTAGGTTTCTCATTTTCAAAAGCAGGTATTAAGAAAGGTTGTGGTCTAATATTTACTTTAGCAGCCTTTTTACCCTTAAATACAATAGCTAATTCTTCATAACCAGCTGGAACAGTTACTTCAGTTCCTGTTCCAAATTCAATGTATGGAGCATATTTTGCCTTTGCGCCAACAGTAAAAACAACCTCTTGCTTTTTGCTATCTTCTTTTAAATAAATGCTATTCCTTAAAAAACCTAAGTCAACAGGTGCTGCTCTTTTAGCATTAGATTGAATAGTCAAAGCAGATGCATTCATTTCATCTCTTACTTCAGCTTGTATCTTAACATCCAATTTATCTAAGTCTTTAAATACATCAGCTAAATTTACCATATCTAAAGTAACTCTATCCATTACTTGTAAATTATTAACTCCAAGAACCTATTTTGGTTCTCTACGTTCTTAATGGAATGTATTGTGTATCTATCGCCTTCAACCTCTACCTCGTACGAATCTAATATAGTAACTCCAAAACGAATATAAAGGCGGTTTCTTTGGTCAAATTGTAATTCCGACTCTCCTATCTCACGAACTTGATTATCTGGTCTTAAATCACCCCAAACAGTGCTTTGTAAGGCAAATGTGGTTGTGTACCCACCTTGACCATCACTTGTCCTTGTTGGAGCATAGATTCCAACTTGGCGAGTCATCGTGTTGGCATCAACGTAGTTTGCTTTCGCTTTTCCTAACTTCATATTATAAAATTGGGCTTATTCTTGTCCATCTTTGACACGCTTTCCAAGATTTCTCACAAATACCAGAATCACCATCTAAGCCTCTATTCTCGTAGTCATAAGAGATTTGGTCTAATATGGCTAATTTAAGGTCTTTAGGGATAGTTGTGTAACCAGCTTCATAAGTAGCCTTTAAATTGGCATATCTTGGTGAAACTAATTTAGGGAACTCATTGCCTATCAATTGTAAGTTAGGTGTTGTAACCTCCATAGCATTTTGCTCCATATCAAACAACTCAAACGTATCAATGTCAACTGGTCCGAATGGAATCTCAAAATTGCCACTTACATTGTTAAAATAAGTAGTTATGTCTTTTGGTATTAAACTCAATCCTGTTGCCACTTCAATAGCTTCCCTTGCTTGTGTAATCATTAACGTAATCAAAGTATCTTCAGCGGTTGTAGTAACACGGCAATACAATTTTGCTTCTGCTAAAGTAACTGGCTCTGTTATTGGTGCGATAGGAACGGCACTAAAATCATTAATATAATTATTGTAAGACATACCCTTTTTTTACAAAATTACTTAATTTATTCCAATAAAAAACCCCCACCGAATTGGCAGGGGTCATTATTTACTAAACCTTTAGAACTATACGTTACCCATATCTGCATAGATAGCAGAAGTAGTCAACATTAAGTTGATGTCTTCGTAACACTCAATACGAGCAGTTACCAAGTTCTTTTGGAAGTTTTCGCCATTCTCGTAAGAGAACTCAATAGCTAAACCTTCAACTTCAACTCTCTCTAAGTAGCTTGCGTCAAAGATTAATACTTTGTCATCAGTTACCCAAGAAGCAGATACAACAGGTACACCCCAGATTGTGATTCCGCCATTAGGGTTTACAACAACTGAACCAGAACCAGCATAGTAACCAGCAGCGATAGTTGCTTTCAATAAGCGACCCATTTGTGTTTGAGATACTAAAGCATAAGAAGGAACAAAGTTCGCAGTCTTTTGGTTGCCGATGTAATCAATCAATTGTAATAAATCATCTGTTTCAGCAGTTGTAGTTGAACCAGTTGCAGCACCAGATACAGTAGAGAAAAACGCAGCGTTTTCAGCCTTGAAGAAATCTCTTTGTAACATTCTTGGTAAAGTCTGAGTCATAAATGGTAAAGACTTTAACATTTGCTTAGAGAAAGTAGAGAAACCAGCAAGGTAATCGTTTACAACTTTAACTTCTGTTAAAGAGTAGTTGTTTTCACCTTTGTTAGAACCTTCAGTTTGAGCAGCGATGTTGTTAGTCAAACCAGCGTTCTCACGATAGTAAACATACAATCCGCTTTCGCTTCTTACTGTTGGGATTAAATCTCTAAAGTTTAAACTTTGAGCAGGTTGGATAGCTGGATTTGGAGCATAAGATGCTTGTGCATCACCAGTTAAGTTACCGCTTAAAGTCATAGTCTTAACATCAGATAAATCCAAACGGAATTTACCATTGTTCTTTAAAGACTTTTCCATTGCATCGAATTGACCATCTAATTTTTCTAAGATAACCTCATCCATAAATTTAACTTCCTTCTTAGCAGCTTTCTTTTGTGCAGCTAATTGTCCGTCGATTTGTTTTTGTAACTCGTCTTTTACAACAGTTACTTGTGCAGCCACCTCTTTAATTTGAGCTTCTGCATTAGCTTGAAAACCTTTAAGGTTCTCAGCCATTTCGTTGATTAAATTTTCCATTTTTACTTTTTAAATAGATTGTTAAATTGCTTAATTGCCTTTAATACTTCCTCATTATTCTTTTCTTCTACCACTGGTGTCGGCTCAACTGCTTCTGCGGGTTGAGTGATTGTTTCAGTAATTTCCAAAGCCAATAATTCAGCTTGTATTTGTTTTATTTGAATCTCCATTAAAGCAAAGGTGTCATCTGTGAATGTACCACCTCTAAATGCCTTAATTAAGTTTTCTAATCTTATTGATAAGTTTTCTTTTGTTTCTTTGAACTCACCCTTGAAACCCAATGTTGGTGTTTCTGGATTAGCACCCCAAAGAACCGCAGAACCTTCATATAGTTTTAATTCCGTGATTGTACGCACACCAGTCTTTTGGTTTACATCCGACTTTAACGTACTAAATCCGATTGAGTGTTGATTGATTAAACCAGCTTCATATAACTTGATAGCATCTTCGCCACATTCAGTTTCTATTAAGTCAGTAACCGCAACAAGCATATCGCCTTCTATGTATAACTCTTTAGGCTTACCTAAAGTATGTGCCATATCAGCTTTGTGGTCTACTAAAGACCAAATCATATTTTTACCCTTTGGTCCACGTTCTTTGATAGTCTTGGTAAACGCTTCAGCAACGATAATATCGTTATCTAAATCAACGTTCCCAATTCTTGACCAACACGCTTTTACTGTTCTTGATTCTGGCTCTATATCCAAAATCATATCATTGTAGCTTTTGTTTTCAATCTTACTCATATAACAA